AACCCTTCATAAATAGCACGATCTTCTTCCGGTAACTTGGAGAGTAAAGAATCTCTTTTTGTCACCTGGTATTCATCAAAGGCATCCGCCTTCTTCTCGGCAACCTCAAGTTTGGTTTTCATTTCCGTCATGATCTTGTCGTATTCGCCCTTTTCTTCCATCTGTTTGAGTTTGCGAGATTCGGTTTCTTCTTGTGCATTCTTTTTTAAAGAATCAAGTTCGACCTTTAATGTGTTTTTTTCGTCCACCATTTCACTAAACCGTGCGTAAGGAACTTGGTTGACGGGCTGCTTTTCTTCACTTGCAGTTGGAGTGGTGTCCTGTTTTACGTCTTGGACTTCGACTTGTTGTTCTTCCATTTTAACCTCTTGTTTGAGTTGTGTAAATCTTTCATCAAATCTTTACTTCTGAAAATTCATTAAAAAAATCAATCCATTCTTGTTTTAACGCTTTTTTCCCTTTTTGCTTAAACAATACAAATATCTCCGCCAATCCTTCTTCTGGTCGTGTTTGACCATATTCAGATAAACCCTTTTTGATTTTATTAAATCGTGTTTGAACCTTTGCAATCTTATCAGAATCTTTTTTTATTTTTAAATATTCTTCAAAAACCGCTTCTTTATCCCAAGCCGATATTCTTCTATGACCTTTTACTTGTGATTCAATGCTTTCTAAATATTTCCTTTTTGTTAATAAATGACCGTATTCGTGTGTGATTAAATCGTCAAAAGAATTGGATTGCATTGCTTTTACTTTTGATGTCCATACATTCATAGAAATCAAATCCGGCGGTTGGTTTATCCATTCCCTTCCAATAAAAAAGTCTCCTGTTTTCGGATCAATTTTTAACGCATCACCTTTAATTGTTTGAACTGACTTTGGCTTAATACCATATTGTTTTTCAAGTTTATAAAGTCTTTTATTAATTTGATTTGAAGCCCATAATGGTACACCAGAAAAAGAGACTTCTCCTCCCCTTTCAACAAGTTTTTTAGCTGTAAGTTCTGCCGTTCTTGTGGTTGTGTCTTTCCCTACTTTTAAAGGCAAATCAACCACCTTTTTCGTCTTAACCAAAGGTTTATCAAGATTCTCGTCTTTATAATTCTCTGGGACTAACTGACATCTGCAATTGGTTGTGCATACACTAAAGCCAGAAGCGGGAAGTCCTATCGTTTCAAAGAACTCCATTGTTCCTGTTTCCCCGTGCCTTCCCTCGCAATCAACGCATACCTTGTTGTCACCAACTGAAATCCATTTAAATTCTTGTACTCCCGCTTTTGTAAACTCACCGTTAGCACTATCATTAGAAGAAAATTCGACACCATTCTTGACGGTGTTCTTAATCTTGTTTCTGAATGTACCAAACAATTGACCGCCAGAATTGAGATCGTTTAACAATGTTTGTCTAATTGCGACATTAGACATACCCGATGCTCTCATTGTTACAACCAATTCTTCGATTGACAATGCAGCTTGAGAAGCCGATGCTGATATGTGATTTGCCATTGTAATCTGAATGTTAGGCACGTCTTATTTGTCTTTCGATTTCCAATTCAAGCATCTTTACAATTCTTTTCTCTGTCTTTGTTGTGACACCAAACCATTCACGAACAGGAAGATTTCCCGCACCGAATTGATGAAATTCACCCACATCTGACATCGTTACGTTTGTTCCGGGATAGGTTTGTTTTCTTCCCGGATGAAGATTAACCTCTTGCTTTTGTTTTGTTGCTTTTTTTGTCACAAGATTTCTCATTTTGCCTGTATTAACCAAAGTCTTTCCACTTGCTTTCTTTGAAGGCACTAATGCACCCTTTACTCCTTGACCTCTTTCTAATCTTTGAAAGTGATCTTCGTGAATAATCTCACCGGCACGATTTAATTCTTTGGTTAAATCCAATGTGATTTTATTTAAATCAAAATCTGTTGTTACAACTATTGCTTGTTTAGCCACTTTTCTTCAATACCTCTTTAGCAAATCTCTGTCCTTGCTTTGCACCTTTTTCAATCTCGTCAACGTGTTCGGTCAAGAACGATAATCCAAGATTCAACAGATACCCTTCCGTGTCCTTTAGCATTTCATCAATGTCTATTGACGGCAAGATATTGTCTGCATTTTGAATCACCTCGTCTTGAAGTTCATCAATCTTTGCAATATGATTAAGAACCAATTGTGCCAAGTCTTTTTAATCCTTCAAATTGTGGTTGTTCTGGTTGTTGTGCTTCTGCTTCTTGCTTTTTATTCTCGTCCACTCTATTCATAAGAGCATCTAAATCTTCATCTGATATATCTGGGTTAAAGTGTCTTATCAAGTCCGTTCTATCCATTAAACCTTTATCGAGCATAAACTCAAGACGTGCAAACTCTTGTGCTTGATCTGTTGGAAATTCTACCTCTGCGAAGTCAATTCCATAATTTTCACCCATATCTTTACCCGTATGAACACGGATAATCTCACGATCCACTTGATACCTTTCATGTTCCCAATCTCTCCATGTTGGTATGTCTGATATGCGAGATTCAAGGTTCTCCATTTCTAATATCCTCAATGCCGCACCGCTTGGTGCATTGCCCGACTCGTCCCACTTGATGCGAAGATGGTTATTGATAGCCGTCTGATTGGCGAATGACTTACTTACTTCAATCATTTCTTTTAGTGAACCGGGATTGCCAACAAAAGAAAATGATGCACCCTCTGGCAATAATAAAACACGATCAATTCCAAGCTTCATCTTGGTTGCTTCTTCGATACCCGTTGCCACAGGCTGTCCAAAGGCAAAGCGTTCTGCCAAAGCAATCTCTGTATTCGCAATGCCTATCTGTACGGCTGCTCTTATCACATCCGATGCACTTGTACGATAATCAACAAACGTAACAGGCATTATGCCGTATGGATTGACGTTGTCGTTGTTCACTTGTATTGTTCGTCCCGCTTGGTCAAACTTCATGTGAATACCTGGTACACCATCACGTGCTTCCGACCAGAATACGAATATCCGATTGTTCTTTGCATCACGACCTACTTCATAAGACACACCGAACGGTTCTGATTCACCTTCAACGAAGTATCTTTTAAAGTATGGAATAATATCATAATCTAATTGGTCACGTCCCCACTTACTGCGGAACGCCATTGATCCTGTTAGCCACGCCGTTTCATTGAACTCTCTTGCCTTTGTATCAAGATGATGTGCTATTTCCATATAGTCATCTGCTTGTTCGCCTCCGACCATCCGCTTCGGTGGATTCTTGTATATCATATTCCTTGCTCGTGCGAAACGGGGAACGATCTTCTGTGGAAAAGGCGGCACTTGTTGTAATGTGGAAGGGGAGAACCATTGTTCAATGTGCTGATCCACGTTTCGATGGTAATAAAAATCCAAAGCGGTTTCTCTTTCCGCATTCTCTTTTTCTTCAAATCCTTTTTGTGCTCGTCTTACTGACTCAAGCACAACCTTTTCAGAAAGGTCGGGTAACACTATATCATTAACTGTCATCATGCTTCAAACATCCAATTCTTATACATATTTGTACTCACTCTTTGAGTGTTAATCAATCTCTTTGCTTCCCTTTTAATTCTTTTATCCAGATATAAACCATACGCCCATAATCCAATAAACACGACATTCAATGCCACCGATAACCCAAATAAGAACGCTACCACGTTACACTCTCCATTATTCTTCGTCTTGCCGGGAACAATCTATTTATCCCATACCCGATTGCATCTGATGCGTGACTCTGGGTACTGTCTCGTTTATCAATATCGTTTCCGTGCCACACGTTTCGTTCAAAGTCCATGATTAGATTGGGACAGTTCTCACAAGAGAAGTTGTTATCACGTATCAACTTATTAACTGAATTGACACGTTCACGAACAGGCGGATTGGCTTTCGGTGCTGATATGGTATAACCTGGGTGCGACCTAATGATCTGATGGTCCGATGCCACCGCAGAAGAACGCCTTGCACTTCCCGAACTATCCGGATATACCTTCGCTTCCGGGTATCGCTTAACCAATTCTTCAACCATATCATACGTTGTTGCGTTCTTTAGTCTTACTTCATCGAATACGTGTATCCAATTTGTTCCTATGTAGAATATCTCCGAACTCATTGCATCAACATTGAAGTCCATCGCAATACCAATGGGAAGGTTCTCGTTCTTTAGATCGGGACGTTTGACAACGTGCTTATCTCTGTCGAAGTCTTTATATACTCGACCTTGTGTAAGATTAACGAACTTACCGTGTACATACGCTTCAATCTGTTCTTCTGAATATGCTTGTAATAAACTCTGCTTGTAATCGTCTGGTAAATGTGGATTGTCTAATGTAGAAGCCTGTATAACACCAATGTCAATGTCTGGATCATTGGCTAACGTGAATCCCCAATTCAACTGCTCTGGTGTTCCTGTTAGGAATATCTGTGATTTAGTGGCTTCTGGGTGTCTTACACGTGCAATCATCTGTTCAAACACCTCACGCTTTTGTATAAATGGTTCATCTATAACCGCCCATCCAATGTTAGGTCCACGCAATGAATCGGGTTTATCCCCAGAGCCGAGCCATAACTTTCCTCCCCAATTGTGAAAGATGAACTCGCTTCGCTGTTGGTTGTATGTGTAATCAATTGCGGCACGATTACATAGTTCCTTGAGTGTTATAATTATCGTCTTGGTCGCTAACTGATGTGAAGGTGACACGTACATTCCCGGTATTGGACTGTTTAAATAACTCATGTACAGGGATTTCAATGCTCCGATATACGTCTTGCCCGATCCGTAACCGCCAATCAATAGGACAATCCTGTTGGGCATATCCCAGAATTGCCGTTGATGTTTGAGCATTCTGTCTTTCTTTATTGTGAAGTTCACTCAATTACGATTTTATCTTTTCTAATACGTTGTTCCACATACTCTCTTGGTTTGCCTTCCACTCGGTTCATATACATTTCGGCAGCTTTAAGCGAACCGTTCTCTGCCATTCGTAAAATCTTGTCTAAAATCTTTTCTTTCCTCGTCTTGCCTTGATCGTCTGTTGTCTCTGCAAGTTCTTTGAATAAGTCTGACATTGCACCATTACGTCCATTTGGATTACCAGATTCACCCGGCTTAAAGCGATTGCCTATCTTATTGCCCTTTACAAACTGCCCGTTCACCCCTCTGTTTGCCGTTTGTTCAGCCATTATTAACTAAAGCCATTACTAAAGGTTTATCTACCTTATCCATTAAATCTTTCACTTTATGTGAATCAATTTCATATACATCAAATTCTA